ACACCAAATAAAGCTGGCGCGGTGCCAGCTTTAATTTCTTCGGGTGTTTGTAATTGTGTACCAACAGAAATATTACCTGGGCCATAATCATGTTGTTTGTGTAAAAACAATTCGTATTGTTCTCTTTGGATCTTCTTAAACTCATTGGTCATTTCAGGCCATTCTTCTTCCATCAATGCTACAACATCACCACCATCGCCTGTTAAATACGAATTTATTTCTTTTTTTGTGCTAGATTCTCTTATAACTTTTGCTTTTTTCATTTTATAATCCCATTTGTTTTAATTCTTTATCTGTATATCCATATTTGGATACCAGTTCTCTAATTTGTTTTTTTGATAATAGTTGTAAATAGTCTTCCGATTCGGATTGACTGATTTCGAAATATTCAGAAATTTTCTGAACAACTTGTGTATTATAAATAGGGTCTTTTTTCTTCTTAATATATTTTAAATACTGTTTACCTTTTGGTAATACATTAGAATACACCAAATAAAGCTGGCGCGGTGCCAGCTTTAATTTCTGTATTTCATTAACAAAATCAGTCCAATCCATTTTCATAGAAAGAAACCTATTAATCATATAATTAGACCAGGTTTTCTTATCTGATTCTGTTAGTGTGTTCCAATAATCTTTTGTTTGATTAGTTGTTATTTGATTAATATGATCAAATAAACCTTTAGGTTTCAAGTCCGCTACCTTCTAACAACTTTTTTGGAACTGTACCACAATTACCACAACTATAGACTTGAATTGGAACTAATCCTTCTTGTCCAGATGGTGATAAAATTGCAGAAACTCGTTTGATAACATATGAAGTAATAAACAAATAATTATCACATTCCTCACATTGTAAAGTATCTGCCTTTGATAAATCTACAGTTTCTTTAGGTTTAGATAAAGGTTTCATTGGTTTAGTGCTCATTTTACTTCCTCTGAAAATACATTATCTGTTCTTACAATCAAATGTTGTACAATCTCATTAAAGAGTCCTCTTATTTTTTTCGATTTTTGTTTATCTGTAACTCCCAACAAATTGAATAACTCGTTCTCCTTGTTCCAAATGAAGTCATCTCGTTCTATTGGTTTAAGGTCATTCATGTTTGATAATTTCATATTATCTCCGTATTATTTTGATTCTGATATTGAAGCTTTACGATAATCTGTAACCAGTTTCTTAATCTCTCCAATATGTTTTCTAGCTCTACCACCTGCGGCTTTATTGCCCTTTTCAACGTGTGCTTCGTGATTTATATCAAATTCCTCGAAGTGTTCTTTGATTTTTGCGTGTAGTTCTTTAGCTGATGCCATTTTTCTTCTCCTGTTATTTTATTTAAATGATTTCGTCCACTAATCCGTATTTCAAACACGTTTTAGCATCCCACATCAAATCGTGTTTTAATATTTCGTTTAATTTTCTGACTGGAACTTTTGTATATTCCTTATATACATTTACAATTGTATCCATCATCAAATCTAAATTTTGTTTTTCATCTTGAAACTCTGAATATTTTCCCCAAAAGTTTGAAGATAATTGGTGTATTAACATATATGAATTTCTTGAAATGTATCTTTTACTACCCACTACTGAAAGGAATGTTGCTGCACTTGCAGCAAAACCATCAACATAAGTATAAACTGGAACTTTACATCTCAATATTGTATCCATTGATGAAATACCTGAAGTGATTGAGCCACCACCTGAATTTATATATAAATGAATTGGGTAAGGTTCTACATCTAAATTATTTGCCATTGTAAAACTTCTTACTTGTAATTCACCTATCTTCTTATTTAATTCTACAGCACCATCTCTATGTACTCCAGAATAATAATAAATCTTATTTTCATGTACTCCTATATGTTTTTCTGTAGTTTCTTTATTTATTGCTTTCTTCACAGGAGGTTTTTTCTCTCCCCAATACTTTTCTTCCATTATGTAATTACTCCTAATAATTCTATTAACATTGCCATTGCGTTTATTTCTTTATCTACTACATGGGTATCAGATGATTCATATCTAGCAATAATCAAAATACATTCTGCTATATGACCCTTCCCATACGTATCTACTTCATCATATAATAATCTGAAAAAATCTGCAAAGTCTGTAACCTTTGCATCTGCCAGTATTTGTCTTATTTCTGTAAATATTTCCTTTCTTGTTTTACTTTTAGTTTGTAATACTTTTAATAACTTTAATTTATAATCACTCAATATAATTTCTTGAGCATCTAATTTAAGTTCTCCTTTTACAACTTGTCTTTGTGAGGTATTTATAACTTTTCGTATATCAGGATATCCACCATTAATAATAGTTGCTATATCATCTACCTTAAAAGTTACATTCTCATTCTTTAATATATTTGATAAATGTACCGCTACTTCTTTCTTTGATGGTGGTATAATCTGAAATGATTGGCACCGTGATTGTATTGGGTCTATTATTCTCTCAACATAATTACAAGTTAGAATAAACCTACAATGTTTTGAGAATGTTTCCATTAAGTTACGAAGAGCTGCCTGCGCATTAGGTGTAATGTAATCACACTCGTCCAAAATAATCACTTTCATATCCTTAAATCCCATAGTGGATGCAAAGGTCTTCACTTTAGTTCTAACGGTATCTACATTATTCTCGTCTGATGCATTGATATACAGATAATCACAATCTATATTCTTCACAAGTAATTTGGCTAATGTGGTCTTACCTGTACCAGCTCTTCCATATAATAATAGATGTGGTAAATCTCCACTCTCCAAGTAAATGGATACCTTACTTTTTAGATGTTCGTTCCCAATGTAAGTTTCCATTGTTGAAGGTCGGTATCTTTCTACCCATAACCCGTGATCTTCTTTTATAATCATATTTTTTTCCAAATCCAAATTGGTTCAGCAAATAATCCTTCTTTTACTGGTAAGATATATTCTGGTTTTCTATTAGTTTCTTCTGTTACTTTAGCAGTTCCAGCTCCTATTGAATTAGGTCTTTTTGCCATCTCATAACCAATACAACCTTTATATTCACTATCTTTAAATGTATCTAAAAAGTCGTTCATAGGATCACAAATAGATAACCATCCCTTTGTTTTCTTACCTTTACTCGATGCATTTACATCACTTATATTCACTAATAAATATCCACCAGTTTTAATACTACTCCATAAATTTTTCAATGTCTTCTGTAAGAAATCTGTATTCCAATCTTCAATAGACTTATATCTAACCCAACTTTGTGTATCATCATAACTGTATCTCTCCACATTAAAATATGGTGGTGAAGTAAATACTAAATCAAAATAATCATCATATTGAGAAAAATCAAACTCCTCTGCTGGTGAACAATGAAATTCTGATTTCCTCTCGTGTTCGAAAAATCCCAAGTGTTTCTCATAAAACTCTGATTGTTCGTTGTAAATAGGATGATTTTCTTTTCTTGGGTCTATTCCCACATAATGTTTCCCATAATCACTCGCGTAAAATCCTGCCAATCTATCACCCCAACCCATAGAAAAATCAAGTATATTCTCTGCCTTAAACATATCATAAATTGATTTTGCTACATTTGGTTTGAATTGAGAACATATATACTTACGAAGTCCAATACAAGACCTTAATGTTCCCCTATCTACCTTCTCAACCTCAAGTGTGAATAATGAACCTAACAAAGTATACATAAACTTTGGATTTCCCCAAGTCCTAACTGGACCTGGAGAAATAGTTCCATCTACTGACCACCTATTATACTGTTGGAAATAATTACTAGCGTCATTTCCTCTATTTATCCTTCGTATAATTTTCTTAGTTAACGGCCATTTATACTCTGACCTTGCATACCATTTAGATTCTTTTAAATAATCGGGCCATTGAATACCTTTTAACTTCATAAAATCTTTATATGCATCTTTTATGGTCAACTCTTGAGTAGGTAATTCATATTCTTTCAAAATCTCTACGAGAGTTTCCTGAATATCTGGTCTATCAAAAGTTTCTTTTATGTACGCCCATTCCTTTTTATCTATTTTAAGGTAAGGCTCCATATTTTTAAACTTATCAAAGTAATCTAAATACATTGATAACTATTTGATTAATCTACACTTTGACTAGCAACTAAATTATAAATTGCCTCATAATTATCTACTTTAAACGAGGCTCTTGCCAAACCTTTACTCGAAATTTCCATACTCGCACTTTCACATTCTTTATTAGCCTGTAAAACTTTTGAGAACAGTTCCGCATTAAAGGATAATGGCCCTACATCACTAAAGGTATCAACCGATACAGGTAAATTAACCCTATTAGTATTAATAGCAGAATAATTAATAACAAATTTACAACTATTTGTATTTGCATCCGTCAAAACTGTAAAAGTTTCAGATTCTGCTAAAGCGTTTTTACCAGAAATAAATTTCGCAATAAATAAACTATCTATTTTTAACGACAATTCAAACTCTGGAACACTTTTCATTTGAGGAACATCAGGAATGACCGATAAATCACTCAACATATAATTTACTGATGCATATGAATCTTCAAATTTAACAGAAACCACTTTATCTTGTGATTTAACTACTGTTAAATTAATATCATCATTTAAAACACCTAATAAACTAGCAAGTTGTTTTGTATCATAAATTCCCAACTGAACATCTTCAAATTGAAAAGTATCTAAAGTAACCTTTCCAAGTAAAGACTTATCCAAAGTAATAAATTCAGTAGTTAAAACTTCATCATTTACATTCCAAACAACCGAATTCACACTATCTCCAAGCGAATATTTACTTATAAACCTATCCAAATAAGCTTTATTCATTTTGTATCTCCTATATTACATTTATTAATTGTTGATATATACATATATATATATATCTATTTTATCTTCCAAAATCAAAAAAATCTTTCTAAAGTATATCGTTCATCTACAGGTAAACCATATCCCATAGCATCATAAAACATTTTAATCTTCTTTTTAAGTGCTTGAGTATATAACTTATCAACATCTATATATTTTTTGATATAATCTAAAACTTCTGGTGGATCTTCATCCCCTTTATATGCTAAAACTGATAAACTAAGAGGATTTTGTTTTAAATAAACCCACTTAATTTTTTCTCCACCCACTATTTTAGAATATCTTTTCTTATCATAATAATCTATCATATCATTATATGCTAAAGATGCCTTTACATGAACTGGTGTGGCCTTAGCATAATATGTTGATATTAATTTACCACCTACTGTAGTATCTTTATGTTGAAAATTTCTCTCATCTACATTTTTAATAAATTTACCTAATCGTTTAACTCCTGTGGGTGAAGCTATATCATCATAACTCATCGCCTTCATACCCTTTTTAAATGTAAAAATTCTTTCATCAATCTTTTCTTTAGGTACATTTGCCAATAAATCATCCAATACTTCTGATAATAAAGTCTTCATTCCTTTAGCAAAAGAACTTCTAACTGTATCCAATCCTTTAACGTGAGTTTTATTAACTTTTCTACCTTCCTCGTTAATAATTTTCATTCCATATCGTTTCTTGGTAATGAATAATGAACTCTTTGCAATAACCTCTTGTTTAATTTCAAAATAATGTTTATCTAAATTTAAAAATCTCTTGGCAAATAAATCATAACTCTGATTCAAATACGCTTGAATCTCATCCGCAATATTAATAATATGTTGAGTCATCGTTGCTTCAGCACTAGTATCAATTCCTTTATGTCTTGCTTTAACCAACGGTGTGGCTGATGCGAAAATACTATCTGTATCTATGTAAATCACATAATCTTCATTTGTACCAAGTTCCTTATTATAATAATGATTTGTAATCTTCTTACTAAATTTAATCAAAGATTGTCCTGTCATTGTAGTTGCCTCTGCATTATCAATATCATAAAACCTAAAAACAGGTAATCCCAATACACCATACAATGAATTTAACAAAATTTTCTGTAGATATTGTCGTCTATTAAAATATTGAAACTTTTTATCATTCCCATCTTCGTTAAATTGTTTAGCTAATTTTCTAAATTGTACTCTATCGTCAAACCATTTACCAAGAATTGCTGGAATTAGTCCTACTTTATCCATTCTATATAATATCCCATTAGAACTAATTGAAACTTTAGTTTTTTCAAAATACTCTTTTAATTCTGTTTCTGTCAACTTTCCTTTTTCTTTATCTCCTACCGTTATTGTATATGTTTTTTTATTATCTTTTTTAACAAATTCTTCGGAATTCCAACCAACAACTTTACCAATTTTAGTATCTGGAGATATATTCAATGAACGAATAACACTTGGATACATTGATGTAATATCTAAATCATAAACCCACTCATGTCTTCCTTGTATTGGGTCTTGAACATAAGCTCCTGCAAATTTATCACTACTTTTCCGTTTGTTCATCAAAGCTCTAGCCTTTTTGTTTTTATTTGGTACAACCACATCTATTTTCTTACAATAAACTAAAATTGCTCCTTCTAAATAACGAGAACTTGCGTAAATATCTTCATATGATACATGACCAATATGACATATACCTCGTGATATTTCAATATAATCTAATTTCTTATCTAACTCTACAACTATATGAACATCATTTAAGTTATATGCTACAAACCGTTTTCTATCATTCTCATATAACTCATTAAGTGTTCCCTCATAAAATACTTTTGTTATTCCTATCTCATCTTCACCTACTGAATCTAATCTATAAGATGGTTTCAAACTCGGTGTAAACTTTTTATATAATGCTAAATAATCTAAACAACTAACTCCAGCTATTTCAAATCTCTGTCTATAATCTGAATATTTAACAACTCCTATTGGTGATAATAACCCCGCAAACTCTTGACCTAATAATTGAAGTATTCTATTATACAAATACGGAATATCAAAATTATCTGTATTCCAGCCTGTAATAATTGTAGGTCTTATCTCACAATATTTACCCAAAAATGCATTTAACATCTCAATTTCTGATTTAAATCTAAGTACAGTATTATTTCCATTTTTCAATATACCATCTTCTGATTTAATCTCAAGTTTATTCTCTGGGTCTAAAACATAACAATAATATTCGTCTGTAAGACTATCCCATAATGCAATAGAAGTTATTTTATTCTCTGCCTTTGATGGTGATGGAAATCCTTGTGTAACCTCTACCTCGATATCA